GTCTCTTTTTGTGAGTGTGGGGGGGGGTCGCTTACTTTTACGGTAACCAAAAAAAAAAAACCCCACCCGCCCCCGCCTTTACCGCCGGTGACAACTGTCTTCCCGTACCCGCCGCGGGAACCACCGCTACCGCCCCCGCCTGCAAGTCCGTCAACGCTCCCGATAATACGATCCCCGGTTTCTGAAGAGAATCGGAAAAACCCCCGGGCTGTGTGGTTGTATACTAGTTTTCCACCTGTTGCGGGAAAAATATTATGTATTGGGTTAAAAGTCCTTGGGACGGTGACGTGTTTTATTGTTGAGCTTCCACCGCATACTAGTTGCCCGAGTTCGTTTACACGGTCGGGGAGATAAGCGTTTTCTACATAGTGTTCGGTTCCGCCTTTACCACCTGCGGCGGCATAGAATCCTTCATTTTTTTTGAGTTTTACCCCTGTCCAGCCACCATCTTTCCCGTTAGGGGAGTCTTGGACATCCCTGGGGGTGCCGCCTTCTCCGCCTTTACCGATTTTGATTTGTAAACCTTCGGTCCGCCAGAAGTCTTCTATTGGTTGGCTTAGGATTTCTCGATAACTTCCTGCTTGTCCGCCTTGCCCAACATATGATCGTGAGGTGGGGAAAGCAAATCCGCCTTTGCCACCCCCACCAGCCCCTTGGATGTAAAAGGATGCTGTTTTAGCGAATGCTGGGGGGTGTATGAGCTCGTCTTTGGCATAAGTTTCTATTTTGACGTCTTGGAAGACGAGGTTGTTTTTCCCGTCGAGAATTTTATATATTGGTGCTTCACCTAGGTATGCTGCTGTGATTGCTGTTTTGTCAATGATTGCCACGTGTTACCTACCTGATGATGTATAACCGGTTGGGGTCTTTGTCGGCGAGGGCTTTGTATTCCGCATCTGTGCCAACCCAGGGAGCTACTGCGTCTACGTATCGTTTGTTGGCTAGTTCACTGGGGAGGGTGGGGGCACTGTTGTTGTGGATGCGACCGTTGGCGTCGGTTGTGACGGTGCGGTTTTTGTGCCCAATACTGCCGGTGATGCTGGTGGTGCCTTCCGCGCCGGTGCGGGCTGTAAGGTCGCGGAGAAATGCCACGTCTCCGTGGATTTTGGAGGTGAAGAGTTTGGGGGATGTGATGTTGAGGTTTTGGTCAATTTTCACATAGTCGCCGGGTATGCCTTCCCACTGGTAGTTTTTCATCACTGTGACAATGGTTGATGGTAGCCCGGTGATTTCATTGGGGGTGTGGTGGTGAGCTTTGGGGTCGGTGTTGTGGTGGTATGTTTCAACCCATTGTTTGCTGACCGCGGAGTTTGGTTCCGCACCAGGGTTCGCGGGCAGTGGGATGGTGCCGTTGGGTTTGCGCCGAACTATTCGGTTGCCGTCGGGGTTCATTGCTACTTCGGACAGGTTGAGTTTGCGGCCTAGTTCGGTGTTCATGGTTGCCGCGTCGGCTTTTTGCCCTACTGTTTGGGTGAGGGCACGCAGGGCGTCGGTGTGTTTTTCCAGTTCGGCGGCTATTTCCCGCATGGTGTCTAGGGCCGCCGGGGCGCCGTCGACTAGCTGGTTGACACGGGTGTTAACTGCGTTGGTGGCAGCCGCGCCGGCTTGGTCTTTGAGCCTTCGGGCTTCTTCTACCGCCTGGTTGATTGTGGTGGTGGCGGTGTTGGTAAGTGTTTCTATTTCCCGCTTGTTGGTGGCGGTTTGAGTAAGCAGGGCTCGCTGCATTTGTTCAATAAGCCCTTTTTCTCGGATAATTTTTTCCAGGATTGTGGAGGATTGGGACCGCACGGCTTGGGCTTCTTGTGCGCTTTCAATAATGGTTTGGTTTTGGTCCCACCAGTCTTTGAGTTCTTGGTAGATGTTGGCTTGCCTGGTGCGTTCGCTTGATTCTATTTTGTATTCTTCGAGTAGTTCTTTGAGGTTTTCGTAGGTTTTTTGGTGGATTTTTTGGAATTCCTCAAAGTTTTCTTGCCGGGTGGCATATTTTGTGATGAGGTCGATAAGGTCTCTTTTGTCCCGAATGGTTTCCGCGGTTTCAGTGGTGAAGTCTTCAGGTCGCCAGCCTAGCTCGGGTTTGGCGATGCGCCTTAGGTCTGTGATTTCAGATTTGAGTTCGGCGATGTCTTGTTCTTGCCGGTCGTAAATGTTCACGTTTTTATGGTAGCAAAATGACCCCTAGCGTAGCTTCTGCCGGCTTCAAATTTGTTACACACACACTTTTATAGGTGTATTTGTTCAATCCGTCAGATAGGCTGCTAGGGGCTATTTTTCGCCTTGTGGTTTATTCCTCAAAACCCATCTGCTTAGCGAGCTTCTTAGTCTTCGGGCCGGTGAGGATATTGCGGACGGAATAGCCTTCCTTGTCGGAGACCGTAGCCTTAATGGTCATACCGAACTTGGACTCGTTCTCGGAGTTCATAGAAAGAGACTGAACTTCAGAAACGGTGGCCCGCGGCATCACACGGATGAAGTAGGATGCGTTCTTCCCGGTGCCGTCGTGGGCAATATAAATCATCGGGAAGTAGCGGGTTTCCAGTTCAGTTGGGGTGTCGAAGATGATATCACCATTCGAGGAAACCTTCACATCGGAAAGATCAACGTTGAAATAGAGACTGAGTACGGTCTTGTTGGTTTCCTGGCAGGTGAATTGTGCACTGGTCACATTCTTGGTGATGTCCGTGCGGGTGGGCTCGGATGCACCCCAGGATTCAACATCGGAGTTTTCCGTTTCGGTGGAGAATTCCAAACCTTCAGACTTGGTGATCCAGCCTAGGGAAACGTAACCCAGCTTCCCAAGGTCAGGAAGCTTACCGTCATCACCCATACCCCATTCTTCGGGAATTTCGGCACCTTCCTTACCGAGCAGGATACAACCACCTAAGTATTTTCGGATAAGTTCGGAGTCAGTACCGCGGACTTCCTTAAAGGTTTTACCGTCGCCAGCAGCGGCGCTGTCATTTGTCACCGTGATGGTTTTCGTTGCACCACCAAGGTTGGTGCCATCCGCGGTGATGGTGTCCCGAACCCCGGTCACTACAAACGGGCCACCGTTGGGGCCGGTTACGTTCGCTTTCTTATAGCCAAGCTTTACCAGCTGGGCCTTTACGTCAGATGCGGCAAACGGGTGCTCGATCGCATCAGTGGTTTTCGCGTTCGCGGTGAGTGTAAAACTACCAGAGGTTGCGTCTGCTGGTAGCGTGATTTTAAACGCCATTTAGTCCTCCCATTTTGGCCGGATGTGGATTTGGAAAACTTTCTCTACCACCCGGTCGTCCATTGTCCAGGTTGTTTGAAGTTCAGGTCCGCTGAGGATTTCGCAAAAATCATAGGGGAAGCCTAAAACATCTTCTTCTACAGATTCTACCATTCGGTCTGTGATTTTAATCATGAGTTCTTGCGAACTGCGTTCAGATTTGGTAAAGACGGAGATTGTGAGGTTTACAATGTCGGTTACCCGGTCATAGTATAAGAATCCGCCTTCGCGGTGGACTAGGATGTAATCGTTGCTGCCAAGGGGCCCGGCTTCTTCTAGTTCTGCGATGGTGATGTATTCGTGTTCAACAGCCCCCCGGTCGGTCCCAATGTTTCCTTCTGGGACTAGGTCTTTGAGTAGTTCAATAACGATGTCTTCCGCGATTGGGGTTATTTTTTTCCGCGCCATGGTTACATCCTTGATTCTCGTAGGGTTTTGTGCGTCCAGCGTGCTGGTTTGTGTTTCGCTGATTTCAGGTCGCCGTAGTAGAAGCCTTTGGGGTCTTTACTCTTGATTTTCGCCGCTACGCGGTCTTTTTTTACGCCACCGGGGTTTTGGATTTCAACGTAGAAGCTGTGCCGCAGGTGGCCTTTTTCTTTGCCGCTGCCTAGGGGGATTTTGACTGCTAGACGGTATTTGATGTATTGGGCTTTGCGGTAGAGTAGGTTTTCTAGTGCCCGGCTGTGCAGTAGTAGGCGTCCGAATTCTTTTTCGTTGCGGAAGTAGAGTGCGCGGGGTTTTTTCCCGTTGTAGTGCCTGGATAGGCGGCGTTGTCCGCCGGCTTGACGGGCTTCTTTTACTTCCCAGTCTTTTTCCGCCATTACATCCCTCGTTCTGTAATGTTTTCCATAATGACTTCTTTCCCGCCTTGGTAGAACATTGAGAACGGGCTGGTCCAGTCGTTGATGACGCCGCCGCCTACGCGGGTGATTTCGAGTTTCCCTGGCCTGGATTCGTAGGCGAAGTAGTCGCTGGGGATGATGTCGTCTTCGTAGCCGCAGTACATGATTTTGTCGGTGTCCATGACTTTTGCCCAGCCTACGGCTTTGTCTGGTACCGCGGTGGTTTTGGGGCACACTACCGCGCCATAGATTGTGTGTGATTTGTACCGGCCTTCAAGTGTTCCGCGGGGGATGATTTTAGCCCCTGCTGGTGGGGTGCCGCCGGGTGCGTATTTTGCTAGTCGGTAGACGTGCACATCATAGGTGAAGCCGCTGAACATGGTTTAAACATACCAATAGGTGTAGTTGGGTTCGTACCAGCCCCGGTCCCCATGGTTTGGCACGCCGGGCCGTAGTAGGGGTTTAGCTTCTGTGACAGCAAAGTTGCTGGTGATTTTTTGGGATTTCGCGTTGGTTTGCCGGAGTAGCATTTCTAGGGCCGCAATGTCTTCTTTGAGGAATAGGCCTTTGCCGGGGTCCGCGGATTCGAAGGTTGCGTACCCGTAGGGGCCGATGGTTTCGGATGCTACGTTGCCTTGGGCTGCGCGGGTGATTTTCGCGCAGGCGGCTTCAACCATGCGAGAGACCAGGATTCGCAGGTCGCTGTCTGGTAAGGCTTCGTTCCAGCGTTTCCGCAGGGTGGGGTATTTTGCGGACAGGATGGATGATAGGCGTTCTAATTGTTTTTCGATGAGTTTTTTTTCACGCTCGGTCGGGGGTTTTTGGAACATGAGTTCCACGTTTTCGACGGTGCCGAAGTAGTTGCTGCTCATAAATATAAAAATACCCCACCAGGTGGCGGGGTATTTTCAATCATCACTTATCCCGAACTCTTGTGAAGAAAGGGTTCTGTTTTATAGTAGACCGTTTCGTTCGGCAATATCAATGAGGGTTTCCCGGGATGCCCCTTCAGGGGTGGGGACGCCTTTTTCTTTCAGGTAGGCAGCCCAGGTTGCCGCGGATTTATTGCGGGATGGCGGGTTGTTCACCGGGGGTTGGGCGGGGTTTTTACCCTCATCATCAGGGTTTTCACCTTCGGAATTATCCGGGTTTTCGTTTTCCCCCGCACCCCCGGTAGACCGCGGGGTAAGGCTTTCGGCGTCAGCGAACAGGTGGGGGCTGTCAGAGATTTCTTCTAAAGCCCATTCCGGTAATTCGTCACCTGGGCCGAAAAACTTCAGCGCATAGTCCGGCGCGGGGCCACGTAATGTAATGTTTGTGACAAGTTGCATTACAGCACCTTTCCGGCCAGCACCTTGTTCGGCTGGATCACAACTGGCATGGCCAAAGCGTCAGCGAACACCTCGGAGTAAACAGGGAAGCTGTTGTGGGTGAGCACACCAGCAATAATGCCGGGGGTACCGAACTTATCATCAAACACCTTGTTGATACCCGGAAGATCAACATTCGCTGATTCACCCCACAACGTCACACCGTAATCCTCAAAATCATTCGGTGCAGCAGCGGAGCCTGGCTTCGGCATGAAGAACACTTGGTCTTGGGGGATAACGTTCACCAGCTTGGTCTTACCGGTGTCGAAATCGTCAACCTTGACTTTTTGTGCGGACTTTTCCACGATTGGCGGCAAGCCTAGCGTATCCACCATGACCTCATTCACCGCGGTACGGGTGGCGAACTTGGGTTCACGGGCGTAGGCAGGGTTGGTGGCGGAAACCACGTTGGGGTGGCGCAGGAATGCGCGGAATACGACGCTGGGCATCCAAATTTCCGCCGGCTCAATGTGGTTCTTATCAAAGTACTGGTCCCGCCAGATGAGCAGCTGTTCAAACGGGTTCGCGGACGGGTCGGAGAACAGCTTGGTGGCGGTCGGGTTGAACGCGGGGTCACGGTTGAAATCAACCTCGATCCGCAAACCACCGGAGCCTTGTAGGCTAAGCTTCGCCTTGAACAGGGCGTTTGCCCGCTGGTAGTTGACCTGCAGGGCGATGGATTGGGCGGCGCGGGCAATCCGGTCAATGTAGGTGCGCTTTAAAGCTTCGTCCGCGTCGAAACGCATGCGAAGCTTTGCTTCTTCTGTCACCGTGTCAATACGGCTGACGGGCTGGAGGGAACCAACCGCCTTGGCGCCACTGCCGTAGGTTTCACCGGTGGCGGCACCGTCGAAGGCACGCCAGTTTGCCGCGGTCACGGCTGCGTCATCAATATAGTCAATTTCGTAGGCAATGTCCTTGACCTCCTTGGATGGGAGGTAGGCTGCCAGGGAAGCATGGTTGCTTACTTCCCAGTCTGCTAGGGCTTTTCGCGCAACCGTGATAGCCAGCTTTGGATCAATGAGACTGGAGGTTGCCATTTCATTTGTTGCCATTTAACCACTTCCTTTCAAAAAGTTATAGGGGGCTCACGCCAAACCGCGGGGGGATTTGGTCATCTGGCACGGCCACCGGTAGCCACTTCGGATAGATTTCACCCGCGGTTTGGATGCCGACAGGGATTTCATCGTAGAATTTCACCCCGTACGCGGCCAAGTCGGAAAAGGTGGGGGCAATTTCCTTAAAGGTTTGCAGAAAACCGGCAATCTTCTTGCCGCTGGCCGCATCCCACAGGTAAAGCTTGTTGTCCGCGTCCCGGTATAGTGGGATGCCGGATTTCAGCCACCGGCCGACACGGTGCGGGCCTTCAGCCTTGATTTTGTCATTGATAACCAGCATGCCGTTTTGGCCGGATTCGGAAATTTGGCTGCCGTTTTTCCGCCAACGGGTGTCATCAATACTCTTCCATTCCAGGCTGGCGCTGGGGGAGAGCGGGTTGTTCGTTCCCAAGGTGTTGTTCCTCCTTTATAGGTATTTCCCGAACCCGGTGGATTGCCGCGCGTTCTCAGGATCGTAGCCGTAGTTTTCTTCGTTGGGGGTTTTCGCTGGTTTCCGCAGGACGATTGCCTCCAAGAGTTTTAGCGTATTAGTAAGTTCTTCTTTACCAATTTCACCTTCATTATTCACTAATTTATCACGGTCGATCAGGGAAAATAGGTTTTCCACGGGTTCTTGGGGGAGACCTAGTTGTTCCGCAATGGTTACCGCTTGGTTGATTTCTTCGCTGCTGAAGTCTTCTTTTTCTTCTTCATCGCTGGCGTTTTCTTCACCGGGGGTTTCTTTGCGGGGGTTTTCTGGTTCTTCGGCGCCATCTGATTCATTGGCGCTTTCTGGTTCGCCGCCTGTTTCTTCGCCGCTAGCGGATTCAGGGATCGGCTCTGTGCTGCTGTTGGGGCCTGGTTGTTCGTCTCCGCTGCTTGCCGAGCCTGGCTCATTTTCTGAAACCCGGTTTGCGGCTTCTTTTTCGCTGCTGGTTTCTTGACTGGTTTCTTGACTGGTTTCTTGGTGGTCTTCTTCACCGCCATTGGGGGACTCCTTCTCTCCGGGGGTTTCATCTCCAAAAATTATTTTAAGGCCCTCATAAAGCTTCCGCATATCATCCGTGTTCATCTTTGAATCCTTCCTGCGCGTATTCGATCGGCTCCAGGGAGCGTTTCTTGTTGGTATTTACTAGTGTAGGGCCGTATTCAGGGTGGTTTACGACTTTGTATTTCCACCGTTTAAGTTTCCAGCCGCGGGTTGTTCCGCCGGCTTCCTCATAAAACACGGACAGGTCTTCGTCGTTGATTTGCTGGCCCGGGTCGTAGGTTTTGCCGTCAATCTGGTAGATCTCCACGGTTTCGCATTTACAACCAGCATGAATGGGGAGCAGGTCTGATTTTTTGTAGATCATTGTTGACGCCACAATGCAAAGCCCGCAGCTGCCGGTTCGGGATAGCTCTGGATGTACAACTCGTCGGTAGCCGGTGATGGTTTTTTTGGGGGTTTTCCGCATTATTTCTTGGTGCGCGTTGCGGGCTGCCGCGGCGATGTCTTGGGAAACCATGCGTTCCATGCGTTCTTCGGTTTTTTGCCTGGCCCATTGTTCGATGAGTTTCGCCATGTCCTGGTCGGACATTTCATCTAGTTGTTGTTTGAAATTTACTACTTCATCTTCTATTGAGGTTTGGGTTGCAGCGCCTAATTCTGCTGGTTGTGCAGCAGGTTTGTTGGTTGTGGCATTTGTGGAAGCGGCAGGCTGGGCATTTGTATTTTTGGCATCATTTGTCGCATCATCATTGTGATTGGCGCCGTGATCGCCGCTACTGGGCCTTGGTTGGTTATCTCCCGTAGTTGCTGCTGGCGTTGTTGTTGCTGTTTTATCCGGTTTGTTCGGTTTTTTGCCCTTTTTTTGTGGCTTTTTAACGCTTTCAGCTTTGCTGGCCGCTTGGATGAAGAATTGTTCCCATGTTTGTTCTTCTTTTGTTTCTTCTTGGTCACGTTTTGGTTCCTTTGGTTCGGGTTGTGGTGGGGTGGGTGTGGCGTCTTTGGTGAACGCATCCAACCCGGGTGTGACCTTGATCTCACTGGGGTTTAGGTGCAACAAATTTTTCACCAAAACCGGATCGTGGCGATCCATGCTAGCCCATTTTTGGTACTCCCCAGCCAACCGCTCATAGGCTTTCTCCAGATTTGTGGTCCGCGAATGCCGTAAATCCTTTGGAATCCGCCCCTCTGGTGGTGGGGTTGCCGGCAAATCCAAACCATAAACCCTGGCCCGCTGCACCACACCACCCCACGTGTTCAACCTGATATTCCGCATTGCTGCGCGCACCAACTGGGCTGCCTGTTTAGCAAACTGTTTTACCGCCTTCTGGGACGACAAATCGGCAGACCGCAACAACTGCATAATCTGTAAAACCACTGTGGATTGGATACCCATGCGAACTCGGCTGACCGCGTACATGATTGCCGCCACCTGCGCCACCTGAAACTGCTGCTGTTGTTCCGGGGTCATTTGCTGGCCAGGTAAAACCGTGGGGTAGTCAAACACGCTCGGAATTGGGGGCAGGGCTTCCCCCGGGACTGCTGGTTGGCTGCCCCCGTCATTAATTGCCGGACTGGTCACTATTCAAGTTCCTTCCTACCGCGGGGCGGTTGTCTTTCGCCTGTTGTTGCTGCTCCGCGTTGAGTGCTTGCATACGGTTCAGGGGGGTAGCGGCCGGAATGGCTGCAACATCAAGTTTTGCCATGGCGGTTGCCGCCACCAATTCCCGAATCTGCTTCGGCGACATGCCGAGCGCGTATTTCGCCGCGGTTTCAAGCGGGAGTTTCGCTGAAATGAGCGAGGCGAAAGCCGCCGCGGACTCGGTAATTGACCACACCTTGATTGGCTCCCACACAATCTCCATTGCGGACATGTCCGACCGGTCACTATCCCCCTGGGCTTCAAACACGTTCGACATGTGTACCTGCCAAGCCACACCAAACCGGCTGCGCCGATCATCAATTTTCGACAGGTACAAATCGTCCAGCATGCCTGCCCCCTCTGCTGATTGGTTTGTTGCGTCCGAAAGGTAGGACATTGGGGTTTTCGTGAGGGCCGCGAGTTCTTTCTTGTCGTCGTTCACCGCCGCGGTATTGTCCGCGTAGCTGGCGGGGGAAGATTCCCAAATGTTCGCACCTTCCGGCAGCCGCCACAGGGAGCCGGGCCCGATGGCGAACATTTCGTTGTAGTCGATTTCTTCCCCCGTGTCAGGGTCAGTTTTCGGCAGGTTGCCCGAAATGGCGCGCTGTCGTAACCCTTGTAGGGTGGCCACCACCAGGCGCTGCCACCGCATGTGGGTAATCCGGTCAATAATGGTGACCGCAGGGGTGAAGTCTGCCATGCGGCCCTCATTCACCAGGGGGGTAACATGGATTCGCTGGTAGTTGACGGTTCTTGTGGTAAGCCATTTCCAGCCGCCGGAAATGTCTTCCCCCAGGGGGATTTCGTGGTCGCGCCGGGTGGTTTTGTTGGTGAATTCCCCCGGGGGAACAAAGCTTGATCCTTCTGGGTCGGCGTGACGGGTTGCCCGGTAGATTCGGGTGGGGCCGGTTGCTTCACCGCTGATTTCGTCTACTTCCCGCAGGAATAGGTCTAGAACATCCCGCTGGGCGGCTCGTTCCCGGCGGATCACGAGGGCGGCTTGTACTTCCCCTACCGCGTCGGTGATGACCGCGCCGTTGGAGGGGGGCACAATTTTTTGCCGACCAGTAAACGGGTCTACCACCAGGTAGGACACCCCGTGGGATACGGCTAGTCGCATTGCTTCTAGGCCTTGTTCCCCCATGCGGTCTAGGGCAAATAGTCTTGCGGCTTCATCATCCCCGTCTTCCCCTGATTCTTCCGCCGTTTTGAAGCCGTGAATACCTAACCGGTCTGTGGTGGCGGAAACAATGAGGCGGGCAAAGTTGGTGCGGGCCAGATTCCGCAAAACCCGCAGTGAGGTGTCTTGGCTAACAAGTTGCGCCATAGGTGAGCTCACATCATCCACCGGGTGGTTGTTCAGATAGGCGAGTTCTTGTCGAAGGTTAGGCTCCCGGTCTCTTAGTTCTTTGAAAAGCACCGACAGGGAGCCGGACAGAATATCCCCACCTGATGTAGCCTGTACTTGCTGCCCTACTTGTATTGTTGGTAGACCCATGTATTCTCCTTTTTGCCTTGTTTTGGCTTAGATTTTACCGGCTACCGGATTTTGAACGGCATTTGTGACGCTTGGGTGGTGGTTTTGTAGCCTTTGGTGAGGCAGTCCATGCGAGCTTTCCACGACAGAATAGCAGCCATTGCTGCGTCTATTTTGTTTTCAGATTGGAGTTTTGACAACCGGAATTTGCGGTGCCCTTCACCATCAAGTAGGTTGCTGTAGGCTATGCCACAGTTACCGATGTGTCGGATGAGGTCTTTGTTGCCGTCGTGGGCTACCGCGCCGGATTCAACTGCTTGCTGGTAGGCGCGGATCGCATAGTACACCCGGTCAAGTTGGGTGGTTGGCCAGGATATGATTTTGTCTGACCCCCAAACCCCAGCCCAGCGGTCAATGTCGTTTGTCCAATAGTAGGGGTCGCAGTACATTTTGACGACGTTAAATTTTTTGAAAACCCAGTCCACAACATCGTTAACTTCGTGCACTGGGACTCGCCATTCTTCGTCGGTGTCTGGTTTTTCCCATAAGCCTATGAGGTTTTGCACCCCGGTTTTGATGTCTGTCATAACTAAAGCGGTGGAGTCTTTGGACACGGCCCCGTCGAAGCCGATGGTGACGTCCGCACGTTGTGGGATGATGAGCATTTGGTCCCCTAGGTCGGCGTACATGTCTTTTTTGAACGCCATGCGGGCTGAGGCGACCCACCGGTTGCACCATACTCGTTCCAGGTAGGCGGGGTCAACATCGGGGTTGTCCCACATGCGGGCAATGGACAGCAAATCCCGGTACTGGCTGGCCTCGGGACCACTGGCTTCCCGCAGGGCTTTCAGCCGGTTGGGGATGGTGTCAAAGACCGCGTTTTTGTCACTGGTTTGCCGGTGGTAAAACAGAGTGTCGGGTTCTTGGATTCGGCCTTCATATATTTTCATCCCTAGGGTGAATTGTCGGGATGCCACACTGTCAACGTTGGGGTCACCGGCGGTGGTGATGCATAGTTGCCATGGGTCGTCTTCGTAGCGTTTACCCAGGTTGTTTTCCATGGTTTGCACTGACTGGTGGTGTCGGTCTTTTTCTAGCCGGTGGGTTTCATCAATGCCTTGAAAGGTGGGTTTTTTACCATCCAACGTGTTAGGCATGGGGGCGACGGGCAGGATTTTGGAGTTTTCTTCCCCCTGGATGAGGATTCGGGCCATGGTGGGGTCAAACAGGCCAGAATCGGGGATGGTTTTCATTATTTCCATGGCCACACCATAGGCTAGGTCGTTTAATTGGTCTTTCGTGGGGGCCAGTAGGGGAATGTAGGGAGAGCGGACACTCCGGCCGGGGGCCATACCGCCGGGGGCTTCTAGGTCGTAGCCGTTGAACCGGATTGGGGCGTCCGGGTGTAGTTCTAGGCAGGCTATTATGGCCATGAGTTCGGTTTTGGCTAGGCCTTTGGGCCAGGAAATGATGACTTTTTTAAAGCGGCGCCTACCTGTTAGATCGTTGCCTTCATAGGTGTAGCCTTCCGGGTAGTGTTCATAGGCTCGGTAGAGAATGTATCGGATGTCGTCACGAACTTTGTAGGGTTCACCAGCAAGGGAGCCTGGGCCGAACACCATTCTCTCTTCCAGGAAGTCGCACACTTGGGGCCCCAAGGTTGGCCAAGAGTTAATGGTACCGTCGGGATTTTTTTCTGGCTGGGGGACTACTATTTCCATGACCCTAGTCTAAGCACAAGCCTTGGCCGCGTAGGCGCCGCCGGTGCCTGTTTCGTGATGTGGTGGTGTAGTCGAACATTTCGGTGGGGGCCAGGTGACCTAAGTTTTCCCGCACTGTTTTTTGCTGGTGGTGGATGAAACAGAGGGTTTGTAGGTTACTGGGCCGGTTGGCTTCTAGGGTGCGCCTGTCTTCCGGGAAGTCACGGAGGGGAATGATGTGGTCTACTTCCATGCCGGGGGCGCCGCAGATAACACACTTGTAGTTGTCGCGCTGCCGGATTACTTCTTTAAGGCTTGCCGGTATGTCCCCCACTCGCCTGGGTTTTGTGTTATCACATTTGTGCTGGGGGCAGCGGGTGCCGCCTGGGGCTGCGAATTCTAGGCATTCGTGGTGGCCTGTAGCATCATCCCACTGGTATGAGCATAGTTTTGACGCGGGCATTATTTTGACCCGACTAGTTTTTTCCGCCGTACGCCTTGCTGCCGGAATTTTTTCTCTTTGAGTCGTTTCGCTACCGCGTTGAGTGGTACGAAACCGTGGTTCCACCTGCCGCCGTGCATGCCTTTGCCTTTTTTCGCTTTGTTGAGGGCGCGGCCTTTCCGCTGCTGTCCAACGCTCATGTTCTTTTCACCATCCTTAGATTCGGGGGTTTCTGGTTTTAATGTAGCATGGGAAACCCCCCCCCCCCCCCCCCCACACAAAAGGGGGGGG